GGATGTAGTTGCTGAGTTCAGCACGATAGACAGTAGCACCATCCTTGACATAGTTTTCGTAGGTGGTCACATCTGTGCCATCGACTGTACCAGTTGTCTTAGGGGTGGGGAGGCGGTCAGCCTGCCATCTGAAAAGAGTATTTCCAGGTTTTGAGCCTTTCTTAGCCATCGACGTGAAGGGAGTATCCTTCGCATCGACAAGGGCGATGAGGTCAGCAAGTTCTTCTCTTTTACCTGAGGAGAATGAGGGTTCTGTTAGGTTAGCCATAGTAGTATATAGTATTTAGGTTTACAGGAATCTGTTAGCGATGATAGAACTAAGGTCATCTCGGTTGCCACTAGCACTAAAACGTTTAGCCGCATCTCTAGACCTTGCGTCTTTTTCAGTTACGTAAGGAGGTGTTGCGGTACGCTTAGGTTGTACAGGTGCTGTTCGGTTAGACGTACTTGAAGGGCGTTTTGTAGCCGCTTCACGGCTCTTAACTCCTCTGATGTAGTCACCAAGCACCATCTTGTAATCTGGGAATCTTGCAATTTCTGGGAAATGCTTCAGAAACGAGTCAGCAATTTGTCTTTCGCTGGACGTTCTGTCTTTCCACCACGGATATTCCTTTGCAGCAACCTGTTCTACTTGGAAGTAGTTTTCAAGGTATTTTGCTCTTGCAGGAAGATGTTCTTCCAAAGCGTCAAGGGTCTTAATCTTGATTTTTCGGATTTCTTCTGCGGTGTATTCCGTTTCATTGCCATTCGCATCATTTACAATTGCACCATCGGGGTTCATCTCGCACCAGCGTCTAATCTGTTTGGCTTGTTCAGCCTCACGATTCACTTCTTCAAGTGTATTCAGATTGCTGTAAGGATTGTCAAATTTAGGAGTTTGTGCTGGCTTGTTAGCCTCTTGCGACAATCGCTCCACTTCTGACTTCAGCCGTTCAACTTCTGCTTCCGCTTCTCTCCGTTTGGCAGAGAGTTTGTCAATGCGTTTCTTTACACCCTTTGGCAGTCCACGTTCAAGTTCATCATCCTCAGACTTGGTTTCTTCGGTTTCCTCGGAGTCTTCGGACTGTTCTTGCTCGCTTTCTGTATTGGCTTCCTGTGAAAGAACTTCGTTATCTTGTTCGGAGGTCGCTTGACCCTCTATATCAGCATGTTTCTGGGAGTCTGAATTCTCCGCTACTTCCTCACCTCCTAGGAAGGACTTACTGACTAGGTCAGCAAGCGTTGATTGGTCAAAAGCAGAGGTAGTGCTTTCGTTTTTCGTGGGGTTATTTGAATCCGTCCCAAGGTCGGAGTGATTTTCTGTATTCATTAGAGAAAGGTCTAAAGTCCTATAACTTTACATGGTTTTTGATAGTCCAAGAACTAGTTTGTAAATTTGCTGTATTTACTAAAGGTGCAAGTGCAAACGTGGTGTTGTACCATATTTGGATGAATCACTCATCCAATGGACGACCTTGGTCTTTAAGAACAGCCTCACGTGTGTTCAAAAGAACAGCCTTAAACGAGACTAAAGCCTCAGCACGTCCACAATGATATGCTCTGTCTTCTCCTCTGTTTTCTTTTTGCAAGGCGTACGCTGTTTCTGACTCAATAGAAGCATCAATCAGAACGTTGACTGCTTTCCACAGTTCGTTCTTGGGGTCGAACGAAAACGCATTCACTATTTCTTGAGGTAGCATAATTACTGAGGCTGTTGTTGTTGCATTTGCTGACCTTGCATTTGTTCAGCCTGTTGAATCTGGTTTTGCATTGCTGATGCGGCTTGCTGACCAACAGGAGTCACACCTGTGCGACCAATCTGCTTATTCTGTTGCTGGCTGACGCTCATCTGGAGGTTCTTGACATAATTATCAAGCAATGCCCTGAAGTGCTCGTCTCCTTGCATAGCCTGTTGAGCCTTCGGGTTCTTGCCCATAATATCTTGCAGGTACTGCAACTTAGTTTGGGCAGTCGGGTCGTTTTCGACGTAGTTAGCCTCATTACCAAGCATCATCAGACCAATATCAGACTGTATGTCCTTATAGAGCATCTGGGAAGCACTAGCCTGTTCAACGATGAGGTCTTTAGCCTTATCTGGGTCGATAGCCTCGATAGCCGCACGTACCAACTTGCTCTTGTCAATAACTCCAGCAGAATCGAGAGGCATAACGAACTGCATGATAGCCTTGAGTTTCTCCATCACAAAATCCGTGTCAATTTCACGCACGTCGTACTTAATCTGGAAATCGAACTGATTGCTGATAGCCGACATATTCTGCGGAATAGGCTTGTTGGTAATAGCCTCTATTTCAGCGGGGTCTAGATACTGCAAGCACAAGGCGAACAGCATATTGAAGGCTTCGCTCCAAACGTCTAGCCAGTTGTTGACAATGTGTTGCTGTGTCAGTTGAGTTCTCTGCGGAGGAATGTTCGGGTGATAGATACCAAAGTAAGCCGCATGATTTTGCTCAACGACGCTAATTAAGTTGAAAGCAGTTTGCGTTTCGCTCTGCGGTGGAGGCATGAATCTGTAGTCGTCAGGTGACGTAACAGGCAGATGAATTCCCGGAGCAATCTTATTGATACCACCAAGTCTTTTCTTAACAAGAATGGGTGGCATTGTTGTAAACGCCGTGCGGTCACGGATAGAGTCGTGCTGTGCCTTGATTTCAAACTGGTCGGTCATCGCCACTTCGGGAACGCCTCTGGACTCTTGGATAGGTCTGCGGATTCGCTCTCTGCGATAGATGACAAACGGGTACTTGTTGTGGGCGTAGCCAAGGAGTTCATGGCTGGCGTAGATATCGCTACCTGCTCTTGGGCAGAAGATGGTGCAGTAGATGCCCTGTGTGCCGTCTTCGTTGATGAGGCGTGAGTAAGCGTACACGACCTCAATCAAGTGCATATTGCGGTTAATCTGGTAGTTAATCAGCGTAGCCGCAGGGAGGATGTTCGGGTCGTGGAAGTTCGTGCGAAGTCCAGCGACGCTGACTGCTTGGTTGACAAACTCTTCGCTCCATCCATACTGTGCGGCTTGAGAACGAATCTCCATTTCCGTCATGAAGACTCTTCGGAAGATGACTCTTGCATCTTGTATGTTGATGGTTTCTGGCGGGAACGAAATCTCGTCAAATGGTTTTAGAGCAACGACAGAAGGACAATTTTTTGAAATATACGATTCAGGAATTTCAGCCTTACCAGTTTCACGTAAGTCTTTGACTGCCTTTCTGACAGATTTTTCGTCAACGTCATTAAGGTATTGCTGAATCAAGTCACAGGCGTATTGTTCTTGCTCAGGATTCAGGATTGCATCAGCCAACTCAGCGAGAGCACTATTGCTTCCCTGTTGTCTTGCTTGCTGAGACAAAGCCGCAATTTCGTCTATTCTTATCGTCTGGTGGCGAAGAGCAGTTTCCTGCTCCCAAATCACGTGCAATCCAGACCATCCGTACTGCTGTGTGTATTGAGCGAGGAGTTCGGCTTCTGAATGCAGTTCTTGTCTCAATTTAGATTGCGTGAGCCAATCCATCAAGACATTAGCCGAGCCAGCAAAGTCGTAATCGTTATACTCAGTACCCTTGACCTTGACCTTACAGCGGTCAAACGTGGTCATAAGCATAGCCACGATGTCGTTGATTGTTCGGTCAACTAGACGGCAACGGACATCAGAAGCCCCCTCAAACGGAAAGGCTGAGTCGCCTTCCATACGGCTTTCGCTGTGCTTTTTACCATCCGAAGTCTGACCAGCCCATCTGGAAAGACGAATGTCGTCGTTTTCCATGATGTTGGCGACGTTACCGCCGTTTTGCGTAGAGCGATTGTACTCTTGCCAAAGATATGGGATGTCGGGCGTAGATGAAGCATAAACCAACTTGTCTTGGTTCGGGTTATACTTAGTGGAAATGTTGTTTTTAGTTATGCTCATTTATAAATTTGATTAAATCGTCTCTAAAATAGCGTTTATGACCGCCTTTTGTTGTAAACGTCCTTATAGCACCGCTATTTGCAAGTTTTTCGAGTTTTCTTCTTGTTATGCCAATAAGCAGTAACGCTTTATTCCTAGAAAGCAAGGATGGAAAGTAAAGTTCCATTAGTAACTTCCTCCACCCCACGCCTTGGTAGTATTCTTTGTTAGATGAACTGGATTCATTGTCATAAGGTAGCGGAGGCAATCTATAGGGTCTTTCGTTGCTCCCTTTTCCCCATCCTGACCAGTCCACTCCTTTATGCAGTATATAAGGTTTTGACATTTGTCTGATATGTAAAGTTTTGGTTTATTTAATGGCGAAAGTTCGATGTTTTGGTCGTACGAGAACCCATCGTTAATCATTGCGACTCCTTGTTCTATTTTGACACCTGCGGCTGGAACAAAATGCATAGGCACGTCTCCATCGTCAAGCATATCTATGAGCGTTACTCCTCCGTCTTCAGTTACAGCCTTTGTACCACCAGCCCTTGGGTCAATATAACGCTCACAGATGTCCTCCCCTCCCTCAAGTTCAAGGATGAGTTCCTTATAGTCGGCAAGGCTTCTTCCAGCGTTGGAACGCTGTCCTGTGCCTATCTTTCCGTCGCTATCGGACGATGGCAATGACCATTCGCCTTCCGAGATGTCTGGGAACTCCCTGTACACGTAAATACACCCATCATCGGTTGCTTTAGCCCATATCATAAACCAATTACGAGCACCAGCAGGGTCTACAACCATGTAATTAGTGCCTTCCTTGGGGATGTCCTCTTCTTTTACAACGTTTACTGCGTCTACAAATCTTGGGAATTGATTTCCTGTTATGTTATCAGCCCAGCCGTACGCACGTATCTTTATTTCGTGAGATTTCTTACCTTGTAACGTCTTTTTTAACTGCTCAAAAGGATTGTACGGGTTTAGTTCGCTATGAAACCATATAACAGACGCTGGTCTAATATGGGACTTAGCAATGTAAGGCATGCATCCCTTAGGGCAACCATTTACATTGACAGCGTCTGGGAGTAAGGGACTTTCTCTGGTTTTAATTATCTTAGCACCAGAGACAAACTCCTTGACGACTGGACTATAACCCGTGATTGGAGTGAAAGTCACCATGAGTTTTCCGCTTCTTGTGACGATGCGGTATCTTAGTGTCTCAATCCAATCCAAAGGGACTAATTCATCGCACCAAATAAGGTCAACTTCGCCACCTTCAATGACATCTCGCTTCTGAGCGTAGTTCATAAAGAAGCATTGCGACTTATTTGGTAAAATGAAGGTGTTATCGCTGAATCCGTTCTTTTGCGTGTACTCTACGTTCTGAACTTTGTTCTTCTTTAGGTTTTTAAACTCAGAAGGCAAGTATTTGTAGATTACGTTCTGTTGCATCTGAATGCTTGACTGATTTGTCGTGTGCAAGCACCATACACGTGCGTCTTTTACGTTTATAAGCGTCTGAACAACACGTTTAGCCGCCCACTCCGTCTTAGAGGCACGATTTCCACCCAAAACAAGCAATTCGTTGTTTTCCTTAAGCAAACTATCGGCTTCCTTCCAATGCGGAAGGTCAAACCCGTGTCTATACGGGTCGAGTTTCTCAGCAAGAATCTTATCTTCTCTTATTGAGAGTATTTCTGCCACCTTTTCCGCACCATACTTATCAGTCAACGACCTAATCTCGTCAACTGAAGGCATTACAAGTACTGGATGCGGACTAAGGTTCATCTACTGGTAGGAGTTGTGTTCAAATTAATGCCATTCTTACCTACGTCTGACATTTTTATTATTTTTGCTGAAAAGTCTTCCGTCAAAGTTCCGTTGTCTTCGGCTTTATATTTTGTTGCGTCGTATGCAGGAGTATTGAGGTGCAAGTCTGCGTCGTCAGGAACTCTGTATTTGCTATCTAACATTCTTGATGTTCTTTCTGAAAACTTTTCCTTTGGTCCAGTAGCCCTGTGCACGTGCTCTAAGTTGTCGTAATCAAGACTAGGAAACATCTTTTGCTTCCATTTGTAATAAGCGGCAGCAATGACTGGAGCGTGTTCAGGATGTGCGGCAAGTTCTGGGTGTTTTGTCAAAGGAATGCCAGTCATTCTTTCCATGTTCAAGTAACTGTCGTAATTCGTCAGTTGAACGTACCCTCTTCCACGACTAAAACTACCATCGTCACCTTTGTAGTCCTTTCTCCAGTCTCCTTGGACTCTAGTAGCAATGCCATCTGATTCTGCCATCAAGTGCCAAAGGATGTTCTTTTGTTGCGTTGATGTGAACCCTTGTTTACGCAGTTCTTCAATTACCCTGCTTGACCAAGCGTACGTGTTGTTGTTCTCGTCGTATCTCTTAGCCGCTAATGCGGCTATTTCTTTATCGGTAGGTTTTTGAGCCATAATATTTTTTTAATTGGTAAGTTTACGTCCCATTCTGTGTCTTCCCAGTCAACGTCTTCTTCTTCCTCAAGTCCCTTTTGTTTTCTTGTCATCTTCGTTCTTGATATCGAATGTATCGTTTCGGATGACAGCAAATTGGTCGGTGAGCATATGGCGAATGATTCCGTCTTTTTCCAGCACTACGGCAAAGATGTCGTTGCAGAAAGTGCCAGCGGATTGGACATAGAGCAGATATCCGTACCCGATTGCGGTCTTTACTGGGATAGGATTTCTGAACTCGTAAATCATGTTACCAAGCCTTGCAAGACCAGTATCTTGGGGTTGTCTTGTCTTTTGCGGTTTCGCACCTGTGTCTGGCTCTGAAAGACTTCCGTCTGGCTGGTTGGTCTTTCTTGATGCTCATGTCTGGGTCGCCAAAACGCACAATCTTGACTTTATTGCCAGACTTTACATACACGGCTGACTTTTTAGCCGCATTTGGAGTCCTAAATGGTTTATTTAGAGTAACTTTTCTGTTTTTGTAGTTAGCCATAAATTATTTTTTGTTTTGGTTTTTCATGTTATTCTGATTCATCAGAAGGTGTAAATATGTCAAAATCTATGTTTCCGTCATCACTCTTTCTTGGGATATAATATCTCTTTCCGTTCTCAAGTTTGCCAGTCTCAGCCATTTTTTTGTATTCGTCAAAATGAACTATATAATTCAAGTTTGCGTCGCTTATATATCCTTTTGAGATTGAATCATTTTTAGACTTAGCAAATTCTTCTGGTGAAAGAATATACTGCGTAGGGTCGCCTTCGAACGCAAACGTGTTTATTAACGCTTGTTCTTTATCGGACATAGTTCCTGTTCCTGTTATTTTTTCCTTAGTAACTGGAGAAACATATTCCGTAGGTGCTGAACCCTGTATTGGCATAGGCACAAACGCACCATTTCGCTCCATTATGACGCTTGAGCCTGAAGGGTGAATAGAATGCACGTTCCAACCCTCGATATTTCTGCCAGCCTTGACCCATTGTCTGTTTCCTTTGCTGTCGCTCATTGACACTAAGCCCTCTGATGGAGACGAAGAATGCAGTTTGATGCCTTGAAGCATCTGCATATCTTGGGCTGAAGCCCTTGCTACTGGTGTCTTTGATGTCGGTTTTGCTTGGGGTATCCCAGCGGTAAAATAAGGCTTTTCTTCCATGTTAGTATTTTCCTATAAATCTAGGGTGACGTGCAACGCACCATCTGACTCCATCCCATCTGATTTTCACAGGCATGCCAAGACCAAACTTTGACGAATCCCTGCACAGGACGTTTTCTGGCTTACCATCGACAAGCACAGCAATCATCTTTTGATTTTTGAACTTCCCGTGAACTGTGCCTTCTTTGACAGTATTCTCTGTCTTGATTTCCGACGATTCATTCATACCGACCTTATTCTTAAGTTCAGCAATACCTGCGTCAGTCCAGCGAACCTCCCAGAGATGCTGAGGTTTCTTGCTCTCAAGCCTAGTCCAATGCACGTCCTTTGTGAATTGCTCACGCATTTCCTTCAGAATCTCCCTAGAGAGTCCGAGCGTTATAGATAGTTCTTTTTCATTCATGTATGTACTATTGGGTTTAAAATCCTTGCATGTCAAGCGAATGTAAATGGTGGGTGCGGTTGGATTCGAACCAACGTTTCTTCCGTTATGAGCAGAGTGTTCTGACCTTTGAACTACACACCCCTGTAAAGAATACGGCAAGCGGGGGTCGAACCCGCAACATCCAGTTTGGAAAACTGACACTCTGCCAATTGAGTTACTGCCGTAAAATGGGACTAGCGGGACTTGAACCCACAACCAACCGCTTAAAAGGCGGCTACTCTGACCATTGAGTTATAGTCCCGAAAGAACCCCGAAAGGGAGTCGAACCCCTGCTAAGAGAACCAAAATCTCCTGTGCTACCATTACACCATCGGGGTAAGTTAGACGCATGAAAGGAAATTTAACCTTTCTCCTCCGATGAACGGAATTCAACTTAAACTAATGCGTCAAAGAGCGGAGAAGGCAGGATTTGAACCTGCGGTGGTTTTACCCACAGGTCTTTAGCAAAGACCCGCAATAAGCCTCTCTGCCACTTCTCCTAGAATCGACCCACTAGGAATCGAACCTAGATGACTCGCTTAGAAGGCGAGTGTTCTATCCGTTGAACTATGGGTCGTAAAGTAGAGGGTACAGGATTTGAACCTGTGGGAGTTTTACCTCCTTCTGTTTTCAAGACAGATGCAATAGACCACTCTGCCAACCCTCTAAAGAGCCTTGTGTCAGATTTGAACTGACGACCCTCTGTTTACAAAACAGATGCACTACCGCTGTGCTAACAAGGCGAAATCAAAGAACACCTGCATAATTACGATACGATATCTGCTGTCAACATGTTTCGTAAACAATTGGTTCTTTTTAACTCTAATTTAATTATTCGCTTGACATCACTTCCTCCTTCCCCCCCTATAACCCCCCTGTCTCGCTTCGCTCGACTGCCACACGTCCCCTTTTTGGGATAAAAAGAATCCCTAAGGTGACCCGTTATATCCCAAGGGCGGGGGAAAAACGGCGACCCCCTCCCCCCCCTGTGGCTGGGCTGGGGTTTTGGGGGCTGGGCGTAGGGCTGGGACGGCTCACCTTTTTGGAGGGTAAAGGGGAGGGTGTGGGGACGGGTTTCAGGGGGTGTGATTGCTGGTGTCCTGCGTGGTCGCTGGAGCGGTTTGGCGGTAGGGTTGCTGGGGTAGTATTCGTTCCGAATCTGGCAGGTGCTGAGAGGCACGGGAGACGTTCCGAGTTCGTCAGTCAGGTGAGCGTCGGCAGGGTGTCAGGCTGACGTGCTGAGGGTGTGAACTGACTGGTGCTGGGCGTGGCACGTACCGGACACTTCGACGGCTTGCTGGACGAACTGAGCGTGAGCGTCAGGCCGTGAGCGTGTGAACCTGAGCAAACGAAAAAGCCCCCATCGCTGGGGGCTGTAGTCGGGCTGGGGTTTGGTTCAATCCCAGAGTTTCCAGAGGTTGCGTCCGAGAGCCTGAATGTGCTTCGGCTGACGACGCATCGCCTGTTGCGAGGCACGATAGTGTCGTGCTTCGGCTTGGCTGAGGGCGAGTGCTTCGGCTTCAGTCAGGGCGAGATGTTCAATCTGCTTTAAGACCAGCGGAGACGATTGAGGGTGATTCTGCACGGCAGGTGCAGGCTGTGCTACTGGCTGGGTAGCGGGTGAGAGAGCCTTGGGTTTGTGTGCCACGACGTGAGTTTAGACTGCTAGCGTCGGGACGTGCAACAGAAAAAAGCCCCCATTGCTGGGGGCTGGTTTCTTACTCGTAATGTGGGCGGGTGTGGCTGACTGATGCGAACGGAACTGCCTCTGCGTACAGCACGTGCGTCGCACAGCGGGGAGATGCCGACCAATGTGCTGGAACTTTAGCGTCAGGGTTCGGACTCAGAACGTCAGGGTCACCTTGGAACTTCGCCCCGTGACTGTCTCGCATTTCCTGCTTATAGGCTTCCATCAATTTCCCGTCGTCAAGGTTCACGCATCCGATGTATTCGCACACGACGGGGGTAAGCCAGTCGTAGTACCAGCCTCCCTCTTCGTGCCCGCCGAACTCTCGGCTGATGGTGTACAGGCATAGGAACGGGGTCAGGTGACTCGGCTCATTTGCGTACAGTTGGCAGAACTCAGTCAGGTTGCTCAGGTCGTGTTTCAGGTTGCTGACAATCTCGTCAGCGGAGTGATTCTGGGGAGAGGCAGAATCGGAATTGCTCCCAGCGGGGTTGTGTTCCACGCCCTGAGCGTAAGCCGTCAGGCACAACAGGCACAACAACAAAAAAGCCCCCCATTGCTGGGGGGCTGGTTCGTTAGTCGCAGTCTTCGTCTTCGTCTTCGTCTTCGTCGGGAAAGTCTTCCTCAAGACCCCCCAAGTCGTCGCTGTACTCTGCAATGCTCAGCCCGATGCAGAACGAAAGCAGTTCGTCGTAGCCTTCGATTTCCGTCCGAAGTTTTTCGGCTTCGGCTTCGCTGAACCCGACTTCATTAGGAACGTTGCCTGACATTGCGAACTGCGTCAGGACGTTCAGTCGTTCGACGACGTTGCGGTCTTTTTTGCTCCAGCCTTTCTTGAGCGTTCCGAGTACGGCGAAGATGTTGCCGTCGACGTTCCAGTCGATTCGTGGCAGTTCGCCTTTGTACGTTCCGAGAATCCAGTTGCGGAACTTGAGGGTCACAGGAAACACGTCCTGAGCGTTGACGCTGGGGGAGACAGCGTCGTTCTTTTCCCCGTGGTTGTTAGTTTCCACGAACACAACGTAGTAAAAACCCTGATACGCCCGCAACAAAAAACCTAAACAAAAAAACCCCCCATTGCTGGGGGGCTGGTTCGTTAGTTCTTAGACGTGTCCACGTTGCGGGGTTGCCTGACCAGAATCCTGAACTGCAAAGTAGCCAGTTCTCGTTCGCCCGCACGTTCCAGAACTTCGGTCAGGCGTTCGCCAATGTCAAGGTGCTGGGCGTCCGTCAGTTTTTTTATGTCCTGCGAGGCGGGAAGATTGTCGTGCATAATGACGAAGACGTTTGAGTCGTCCTCGCTGACGTGGACGCCCTTCTCGTCTTCCACGAACCAGCCGACGTTCCGAACCTGAACCAACAGCGTGGGGTGAATGTCCATTTCACTTTTGTCGAACTCGCACAACCCGACGAACTTCGGGACGTCGAACAGTTTTAGCAATGCGTTGTCAAAGCCGACAACAGGCTGACGAAGGGGGGAGGCTTCGTCGTTCTTTCCCCCGATGCGGTTGTAGTCCACGAACAAAAACTAAAGCCGTCCTGAAAAAACAACAACAACAAAAAAGCCCCCATCGCTGGGGGCTGTAGTTGTTATCCGTACACCACGTCGTCGGCTACGGCGATTTGCAGGAAGCAATCGTCGTCTACTCCGTCGAAGTCGAAGGCGTCTCGCAACTGTTCCGCTTCGTCGTTCAAGCCGAGTTCATAGCATTGGACAATCATAAGGAACTTGAAGATACGTTCCTTAGGGTAAGGCTTGTGCTTCGGGTTCGCAACGTACGCCCTGAACGACTGGATTGCAGAGTCGCAGGTGATTTTCCTGTACTCGCTGTCGGGGTGTCCGTCAGCGTTCAGCCTGATGGTGACTGACCAGTCGGCACGGGCGGGTTTCCCGCTGGGCGTTTTCATCTCGCTGTGAGCAAAAGCAGCGTCAAGAAAGCCTTCGCCGTTGAACTTACCTTTAATCTGAAACCACGAAGGGTTGATGCCAGTTTCGAGAGCGGAGTTCAGTTCGCTTGCGACGAACAAGGCGAGTTTGAGTTTACGGGCGTTGCTGACAACATCGTCAGCCGATTGACTCTGGGAAGGGACAGAGTCGGGATTGCTTCCTGCGGGGTTGTGTTCCACGTATTCAACAAACACGTACAGCAAAACGATTGCAAACAAAAAAGCCCCCATTGCTGGGGGCTGTGTTTGTCAGGTATAGGATTCGCCTTCCTCCAGTTCGTCCATCCTGTCTTCGTGCAGAACTTCGTGGTCAGGGCGTTCGTCGTTCGCTTCACCTAGCACGTTGTCTATGGATTCCATCACGACGTTTTCCCAATGCTCCATTAGTCCTTCTTGAATCTGTCCCTTAATCGTTTCCAGTTGCGGACGTGTCAGCGATTTCAGTCGGCTGTCTCCGTCCAATGCCATTAGCACATCTTCGTCAGTAATCAGGACGTACTCGATTCCGACGGATTTGCACGTGTAGTTAATGTGACCTAGTGATTCGTCCTGAGCGTTAATTAGACCATTAACAGGTTGATTCTGGGGAGAGACAGAATCGGGTTTGCTCCCTGCGGGTTTGTGTTCCACGTCGAAAAAATAGAACTCGCCGAAAACATACGCAAACAAAAAAGCCCCCATTGCTGGGGGCTGTAGTTGTTATTCCTTCGCCTGTTTGAGCCTGAAGCCGTTCAGCGTCTTCGACGCAAGGGAGAACAGAACCTTTGCGTCTTTCTCGTTCACGTTGTGGTGATGTGCCTGTTCGACGAACTTCATCGCTTCGCTGATGTTATCGGCGATTTTGTTCGCAGAGTACACCAGCCCGTTTCGCTTGGAACGAGTGCGGTTCAGTTTGCGAAAGAACGTTTGGGCGTATGCGGGTTGGGCGGTTGCCGACAATGCCGTCGACTGGCTGACGCTGGGGGAGACAGCGTCGGGTGATTCCCCGTGGTTGTTAGTTTCCACGTCCTGACTGTGTAAGCCGTCGGGGGCTGATGCAACAAAAAAGAGAGGGGTCTTTCGACCCCTCCCTGTTGCTTACCAGCCGTTCTGTTCAGCCAGTTCCGTTATCTCTTTTGTCCTGATGGTGTGGCAACCTATCGTCACGATTCCGTTCTTTATGCTTCGCAGGGGATACACCCCGACTTTTTCCTCTCTGCCGAACAGCACGTCGTCCTGTTGTAGTTCTGCTTTAAATCGCTGGTAGCATTGCCTTACCAGCAGGACGGATAGAACAGCACCCCTCGAGGTTTCGACTGTGTCGGAACGTGTAAGCCTCAGTTTGTCGTGCATTGCTTCGTTCAACAATGTTCCCTCAGGATTAAACTTAAGGTACAGGTGTTCGAACAAATCGACGAGCCGAGTGAACTGGTGTGAACAGAACTTCCTGTTCAGGGTAAGCCACAATTCCCGAACCTGTACCGCTTCCTCCGTCATTTGGTACTGAGTCAAAAACAGTCTGGGCAATTCCGTACGCAGGTTCGCCCCCTGCTTCCACAACGTCAAGTCTTCCCTGTATCGCTGGGCGAGTGCGTCCACGACTTGCTTCCACTCTTCGCTGTGCTGTTCGACTAGGTTCTCGACGAACTGAAACGCCCTGCCTTCGTCTTCTGCCTTTCGCTTCAGGAGTTCCTGCTGTCGCTTGCTGATTCGTTCCAAACACTCCCTTGCTACACGTGTGAACCTGTTTGCGATTGCGGACAGTTTGCGGTTTTTCTGAAGACCGAACTTCTTTTCGTACCATTGCAATTTCAGCAACAACAGGAAGTAATAGTGAATGTCCCAAGTCGTAATGCTGGTGACCCTGTTGTTCTGCATTCTCACCATAAACTCTGCCAACCTCCCGATTCCGTACTCGCAGTTAGAGTTATACCCGAAGTCCATAGACTCGCTGGGAATCGTGATTGCGTACCCCTTCCCGACAAACCAGTCGAACTTCTTTCGGGATGCGTCGAAGTCGAAGCCAGTATCTGGGGTGATGTGAGACTCGCTGAGTTCGCTTCCGATTGAGTTATGCAGGTACTTTTTGTGCTTCGACGACGTGACGCTGTACTTTTTTGCGTTAATCAGAAACACGGCGTTTTCCCCAACCTGACGACGTGCTGACAGGCGAACCCGATAAGTATACAGGAACGTGTCGCCCTGCTCGTCCTTTTCCGACGACGAGACGTTTCCGCAACAGAGTTCCTTTGGTTCTCCGTTTGCGAACAGGTGAATAAGACTTTTGATGTTAGGTTGATGTTTTTTGGTTTTCATAGGTTGTGCTGGTGCGAGATTAAACAAACAGCCTACCCGCTTGCTGTCAAACTGTTTTATTCTTTTTTCTGATAAGCAGTTCCCTTAGGGTTTCGTCTCGCCTAAGGCTTTCCTTTGTTGCCTGTTCCAGTCGCATGAACCCAACAACGTCCAAACCCGACGTTAGCCCGTCGTTCCCCAGTTGCGAACCCTTCGGCTGGTAATGCGTCAGAAAGACTTCGTCGAAAAACACGTCGTCGAACCTGACTCCGTCCTGCTCCCTTTCGCAAACGGAATAATACAACCTGCCGTCAACAACAAAAAGGGAGTCCCCTTCGAAGGAGACTTCCCTGTTTTTGATGTTGTGAACGTGGAACGAACTCACGACACATTCCCTTCTTTTGCGTCGAAAGAATGCAGTTCCTCTATGGCGAGAGCCTTCATATCGCACAAAGGCTTCTTATAGATGTAAATGCCGACTTTATTTGCAGAGTGAGCACAAGCGTTAACAAGAATGACAACGACTTTCCATCCTGCTTTCTCCAAACGCATTGCCTCAACATAAACGGAACAAGCCGTTTCGAAGGTTTCGTGCGTCATGATGTCTTCTTTGTGAGCAAACAATATGTAGTTGTTAGCGTCTTTTTGTTCGGTTAGGTGTGTATACATGGTTGTGTGGGGGGTGAAGGTTATTCGGAAATCTCTCCGTCACGTACTTTCTTGTTTCGGATGACGCTCAGGTGAACAACCCTGTTCTCCATCTCCTGCCAACCCCTGCGGAGGGTTGCAAGAAGGGTCTTGTCGGGGTTGTCTTTGCCGAGTTCCATCTGGGCAATACGCTTCAGTTTGGTAGCCTGTTCGGACAGGTTCTTGATTTGGTCGCTATAGGATTGGTAGGTCATGGGAGTGAGATGTATTACAATTAAATGCCTGAGCGAGTGTCAATTGTCTTTTTCAATTTTCTTGGGCATCAGGTTGTTCGGCGAGTTTGCGTCCAGCCACAGGCAGAGTTCGCCGTAGTGCTGGCGGTACGTGGACGCAATCTGCCATTCGGCTGACCCGCCTTCACGCTGGTGCATCTGGTCTTGCCAGTACTGCATACGCTGGTACGCCTTGCTGTACAGTTTGTAGAAGTATCGTTGTTCGGGAGTGAGGTTGTGCATACTTGGTCACCTTATTATACGCCTTGGGCACGTCAAGACTTTTTAGCACGTAGGGCGACGGAACGTGCGATATGTACGTCGTTGTTCAGGACTGCCAGAAGGTCGAGTTCCATCGTGTCAAGAACTTTCCTATCTTTTATCAGTCCAGCCTGTCCGATAGCCTCTTCGACGACTGCGGATTCGAACACGGCTTCGTCTCCCCCTTCGTCCTTCTCGATTGTGTAATGAACCTTTGCATACACGACGTAGTCCCTGCCGTTATGCTTTATCTTGAAGTTGTTCAGGACGTGCGTGTGCATCACTTCTTCTCCTCGACGATGTCGATTACTTCAGGGGGCTTCTCGCCCTTGAGAATCTTATTTATATCTTCGTGCGATATCCTCAGGCGATGCTCGACGACAGTCGTGGGTGCGTCTTGCAAGGCTAAGACCTTGTCGGTCATAATGGCGATGGCTACGGGGAGTTGCCCAGCGGGGATGTTTTCAATCTCCTCCAAGAGCCTATTGCTACCCTTGGAGACTATCTGCGACAGGAGCGAAGCGGTTTGCTTCTTCCACGTCCCCAAGTTGAACTTACCAGCGTCTTCCTCGTCCTTCTTTATCGCAATGACGGAGGGCTTGGAGACTCCAGTTTGCCGTACTATCTCCTTTGTGCCAGCCCCGTCGTGAATCATGTCAACTACTTTCTTGCGTTTTGTTTTCTCCACGTTCTTTCCTGTGCTGTTTATCGACGGGTTCGTCGAGAGTCTCTCTGGGTTCGATTCATATTCCATTTATTGACACTTAGTGGTTGACCGCATGATTGCAACTGGTATTTCCGCATCGTGATTCAAGTCCTATACGTACTATTCCTTTGTCTGGTGGGGTTCTATGCACTCCTGTATGCAATAACCTTTATCATGCTTCTCCTTGGCTACGGCGACGACGTGCTGGAAGAGCAACGTCAGGAGCGAGTCAGATTCTACAATGCTCTTAAGATTAAAAAATAAGGATATCCCCGTCCTCAGGGAACGCCTGACCATCGAGCAAGGGGGACGCTGTAAGGTTTGCGACGTTGCCCTTGGAGGCGATATCAGGGCTTGCCTCGACCACGACCATAGGACTGGTGCTGTTCGGGACGTGCTGTGCCAGAACTGCAACGGCATCGAGGGGAAGATTTTCAACTTAGGCAGGAGAGGTGGCAGGGGCATGACCTCCATGAACTTTGTCAAGACTATTGTTGCGTACTGGGAGCGTCACGCCAGTTCGCCCCGTCAGGAGATTCACCCGAAGCATCGTACGCCTGACGAGAAGAGGCTGGCAAGGAACGCCAAGGCACGGAAACGCAGGGCTAAGAAATAAGGGCTTGACAGTTGTAATACGCTTGGCATGGTGCAGTCCGTTCCCACTACAACCATGCTACCAATCCATACCACCAATAACGGCAGTTCGGCTTTTGCTGACATGCCTGATTCCCACTACCGCCAGTCCGAAGGTTTGAGCAACTCGATGCTCAAGCATTTCCTGCGGACTCCCAGCCACTACAAGTCGGCTCTGGAGAACCCTCAGGAGACGACCAAGGCTATGACCATCGGGACTGCGTTCCACCAGATGGTTCTCACCCCTGAACTCGACCTCGTTGCCATCATGCCCGACGTTGACCTCCGCACCAATGCTGGCAAGAAAGTCCGAGATGATTTCGTCGCTTCCTCCGTCGGGAAGACTGTCATCAAGGAAGACGAACACAAGACGCTTTCTGGCATGAGCGAATCCGTCAGGAGCAACGCTCAGGCTCTTCAGATTATCGAAGCATGTTCGTTCAAGGAGGTCAGCCTTTTCGCTACGCTTAATGGCGTGAAGTGCAAGGGTCGCCTTGACATGCTCAACCACAATAACGGAATCATCGCTGACTTGAAGTCGTGCGAAGATGCTTCCCCTACTGGTGCTTGGAAGGCGATGCGTAATTTTGGTTACGACATGCAGAACGTGCATTACGCAAAACTGTACGAGGCTTGCTTCGGCGAGATGCCCAAGCAGTTCGTTTTTATCTTCGTAGAGAAAGAACCTCCGTACGCAGTTGGCATCTACGTCATCGGTGCTAAGACCATCGAACGCACGACTGCCCAATGGCAGAACGCATTGAATGACTTCAGCGTTTGTCAGGCGACGAATGTCTGGGGTGCTTACAGCAACCAAATCGTCGAAATCGAACTGTAATGACTGAGCCAAAATTCACAGGCGTTTGGATACCCGCAGGGGTATTCCAGACCACGACTGTCAGCCTAACTGCTAAAGTTGTATATGGGGTCGTGGATGCCCTTGACAACGAAGAGGGGTGCTTTGCCTCAAACGCCTACCTATCTCGTCACCTTGGGCTATCTGTGCGTCAATTACAGGCTATCCTGTCGGAACTTGAGGAGGCTAAACTCATCCGCAGGGTCGCTTGTGAGGGTCACAGGGTAATCCGTACTGTCGAGAAAGTTGCTTTACAGGATGCTCTGGCTAGCACACAGGTAACCCGAAGCGAGGGGGATGCGGAAAACCGCATGGGGGGGGTGAAGAAAACCGCACGGGGGGGATGCGGAAAACCGCATACATATAATAAAGAGTATAACAAAGAGGATAGAGATACAAAGGATTCTGCTCCTTGGAGTTCTCCTCTTCCGTTTGAATCAGAGGCTTTTAGCAAGGCTTGGCAGTCTTGGATTGATTACCGAAGGGAAATCAAGAAGCCTATCAAGCAGACAACGATGCTTGCTCAATGGAAAGAGTTCAAGAAGTGGGGAGAGCAGAAGGCTATCATCGCCATCGAGCAGTCCATCACGCAAGGCTGGCAGGGTTTGTTTGAACCTGCTAGGTCTGTAGGTGGCAACACAAAGACCTTGACAGCCAAAGACCATTCTGATTTCTAACACCTATGAAAGAATTAATTAACAGAAATGGGTTCGATGGATGGGCTGGAAACATCATTGTAAACTACATTGAGGACTATGGTGACATCGTACGCAACAGCCACGTCGGTAGCCACTCAATCGAAAAGCAGGACTATAACCTGAACGCTAAATGGGAACTTGGTTCTCTTGACATTTCCATTCGTGCCTATGTCGAAGGTGATGGCTGGCAAACCCTTGAACAGAATATCAAAATCAAAT